GAAGACGACTTCTCATTGGACGCACGTCCAGAAGGCGCTTCTTCCGCTAAAGAATCAACCACCGCTGTAGCCTCTGGCTGGGCCGCCGCTGATGTTCAAAATGCTCCTTCGGGAGATTTCCCTGTTGAGTTCAAGCACTCCGAAGAACAGCAACTTATTAAGTTTGTTGATGAAGGCGGACCATTCGCTACTTACTCACAGCACTTCCTAAAGCAAAAGACTGAAGGACGTCGTTCCTACGTATGCCTCGGCGAAGGTTGCCCTCTCTGCACCAAGTTGCAGGATAAGCCAGAACGCAAGACAGCGTTCACCATTGCCAACGTAGTTGACGGCGCTGCTCAGCGTCAGATGCTTATTGCCACCCCACGCCTGTACAAGTCCCTACATGCGGCAGAGTTTTCGCCCCAGGGTCCTTTGGTAAAGAACTACTGGGCGATCAGTCGGACCGGTAAGATGCAGCAAACCCAATACAACCTATTCGCAGTTAAGACTCGCGACCTTGGTGAAGACTGGGGCCTAGACCCAGACACCATTGAGGCACAGGTAGCTGAAATCAAACCATTCGACCGCAGCGCTATCAAAACTCACACTTACGCTGAGTTGCTCGAAGTAGCAGAAGCGCTTCTCTAACAAAGACTGCTTACGAGGCCGGCACCACAGTCCCCAACCGGCCTCGTAAGCCTTTGGAGCATAATATGAACATTGTTACAACTCACGAACAATTGTCTGAAGTAGTTTCCTATTACCTAACACAAGACGCATTTGCATTTGACGTAGAAACTGTTGGGGATCGCCGTGGAGACACTCCAGTCAATGAAGTTCTTTGGATTACATTAGCGACTCACGGAAGATGTGACGTCATTCCTATGGGCCACCCGAACGGTGAGCTAGTAGACATCGTGTACCCGCTGACCGGACAAGGCCAGAAGAGGGTCGACAAAGGCCTACCCGCACGAGAGTACGATTACTCAAGGGACATCAAAAAGGCCAAGAAGGTATTCTCAGAACCTCCTGCACAGCTACGGCCTGCTGAGGTATTTGACGGCTTAAAGCCGCTATTCTTTAATGAAGACATTTTAACTATTGGTCACAACCTAGTGTTTGACCTAACATCTGTAGCCAAGTACTACCGAGGACAAGTTCCTTCCGGCCCTTACTTTGACACAATGATCGCCTCGTTTATCAGTGACAACCGTAATAAGAATAAATGTGGCCTGTCCGACTGCCTTAAGCGTGAGCTGGGCTACGAAATGGAAAAGGGCGTAGGTAAGGAAGTAGAGGCCTACTCTTTCTTGGAAGTTGCTAAGTATGCATACCTAGACTCTAAGTACACATTCTTACTGTGGAAGTCACTTGTGCCTAAGATCGAAGAGGCAGACCTTAACAACGTCATGGCTCTTGAGATGGACGTGCTAGCCGTTCTCTGCGATATGAAATTGGCCGGAGCGCCTATTGACACTGATTCCCTGGCTATCTTGGGAGAGACGCTAGAGAAGGACGTAGAAGAGGCCAAGGCAGAGATTTACAAGATTGCTGGACGCGTGTTTAACATTAACTCTAACAGCGAAAAGCAGCTACTCCTTTACTCCCCCAAAGAGGAGGGAGGTCGCGGCCTTAAGCCACGACTATTCACCACCAAGGGTAACCAGAAGGACAAGGACGGCCACAAGCTAGATATGTCTGATTACTCGGTATCTGCTGAAGCACTAGAGGCTTACAAGAACGCAGACCCATTGGTAGACGCACTGCTTAAGTACGCTGACTTGAATAAGTTGCACGGTACTTATGTAGTCCCTTACCTTGGCGGAGATGTTATCCGCACCAGCTCTGGTAAGTCTAAGGTGGAGCACAAGGACAGCCTCCTTATCAATGGGCGAATTCATTGCGACTTCGTACAGCATGGTGCGGAGACCGGCCGTTTCTCTAGCCGCAACCCTAACTTGCAGAATGTGCCTGCACCACATACTCCTCACGGCAAGGCAATTAGAAACTTGTTCTACGCCCCAGAAGGTTACAAGCTAGTTGTGGCTGACTATTCTCAGATTGAACCACGCGTTATTGCGTCCATGTCACAAGACCCCATTATGGTATCCAATTATCTAGAGGGTAAAGACATCTACACCACTGTAGGTGACACTATGGGCGTTAATAGAAAGGCCGGCAAAGTTCTTGTTCTTTCTATGGCGTACGGCGTAGGGCCAGACAACATTGCTCGCCAGATTGGTTGTTCGACCACCGAGGCCAGGGAACTGCTTACTAGATTTAATCAAGAGTTCCCCTCCGTGGCGAAGTACAAGAGTAAAGTTATCGCCGTGACGAAAAACCGCAAGCCTCCCTATGTAAACACCATTACAGGACGCAAGCGCTACCTACCAGATATTTTGTCGTCCGACCAGGGCCTAAAAGCTAGTGCCGAACGACAAGCCTTTAACACACGAATCCAGGGCACTGCCGCAGACATCATCAAGATTGCTATGGTACGCGCTCACCGGATGATCCCAGATGGCGCAAAGATGATCCTAACGGTTCATGACGAAATCGTTACCCTCACTCCAGACCATCTTGCAGAAGAAACCGCAGAAGCTATTAGAGAGGCTATGGAGGACATTAAAGTTTTAGATGTACCGCTACTAGCCGACGTAAAGATTGTCCAGAGATGGGGAGAAGCTAAATGAATTGGAAATTTTGGAAAAAGCAGGAAGAGGAAAGCAAGCTACATCAGTCTGTTGTGTCTATGCCTACTCTTATTCGTTGGCATTTATACGACGCGCCTGTGGGTGAGCCAAATGCCCTAGCGGTAAAGCTAGGATTGACTCCACTAAGCGAAGAGGTAGAAGAAGCAGAGATTGAAGCAAGCATGCGTCGTGTATCGGCTGTAGAGCCTTACCACGCTTTCTTGGCTGCAATGAGCACTGTCACGGCAGAGATTTTATCTGTCGGACATAGCACATCAATTTCTAACATGAAGCCTGACGCTAAAAAAGAAGATGTAGACCTTATCGGAAAGTTCCTGGAAGAGATGTATGAGGATATAGCTTTTGTGGCTTTGCATACCGCTTTTTCCGCCGGGCTATCTTTAGGTATTATTCACACCCCCGAACACTTAGATATTAAAGAAGGAGAGGTAGATGACCAGTAACGATTGGTGGGCTAAGAAGCTAAACGCCCCGGCGCAGCCGTCTCAACCACAGTCATACCCTGCTCAGAGGCCTATGCCTCAGATGCCGCAAATGCCGCAGGTACCTCAGCAGCAAATGCCTGCTCAGACACTTCCTGCTAGCGCCTACTCGGGCAAGTGCCCAGGCTGCGGCAGTGGCAACTACGGCGGAGCTACTCCAGAGACTCGGCCCCGCTGCTACGATTGCGGCTACCCGCTAACTCAGACGGGTACCGGCATGCCCGGCATGAGCACCCCCTCTGGAGGTCCTACACAGGCTTCTCGACAAGTTGCCTCCGGCGGTTGGAATCCGACAACGATTGTTGATAGGATCGGATAATGAACCCAGACCTAGCAAAAGTTGTAGCAAAGCTAAATAAAAAATACGGAGCAGACACTGTAGTACTAGGGGCAGATATCCGCGAGGATTTAATCGGCCACATTACATCAGGATCATTAGCTGTAGACGTTATCCTCGGAGGAGGCTGGCCTACTAATCAGTGGGTAGAGCTTATCGGCGAGGCTAGTAACGGAAAGACAGCCTTAGCTCTAAAAACCATTGCGGCTAACCAAGGCCTCGACCCAGATTTTACGACCGTGTGGGTTGCGGCTGAGCAATGGGTACCTTCATACGCAGAACTCTGTGGGGTAGACACCTCCAGAGTCTTTGTCATTTCTACCAACTTAATGGAAGAGGCTTACGAGGCCGTTATTGAGTTCGTAGAGTCCAAAGCAGTGGATTGCGTAGTAATCGACTCACTCCCAGCCCTAGTTCCAGGAGCTGAGGACGACAAAGACATGAGTGAGTTCACTGTAGGTCGAGGAGCTATGCTGACTAACAAGTTCTTCCGCAAGGTAGGACTTGCTAGCAAGCGCAGCCTCACCGAACACGAGCGTCCGTTCATTGGGATTATGATTAACCAGTGGCGAGATAAAGTCGGCGTAATGTATGGAGACCCTAGAACTACCCCAGGCGGTAAGGGTAAAGATTACGCAGCCTTTACTCGTGTTGAGATTAAGCGCGATGATTGGATCGAGGCAGGCACCGGACAGGAAAAGCGCCGGGTAGGTCAGACCATGAAAGTGCGCACAATTAAGAATAAGATTGCTCCACCGTCTCAGACTGCATACGTAGATTTCTACTTTGCTGACGGGGGTGCCGTATTGCCTGGAGATTTCGACTTCGCTAAGGAAATCGTGGCTCTTGGTATACTTAACAAGGTAATTACTAGAGCAGGTGCGTACTACCGCTATGACGGTCGTCAATGGCAGGGCGCAGATGCTTTAGTTAGCTCCATCAGAGAAGAAATTGATCTGAAGGAAGCACTGGAGAAGGAAGTACTAGAGACCGTTAAAGCGAGCTCTAAGTACGTAGTTGAACCGGAAGACAATGAAGTCTAAAGGTCAACGGGAGTCAAGGAAGCACGAGGACCGGCTTGCCAAGGTCATCGGAGGCTCGCGTAATGCGGGCTCCGGTGCCTTTTGGAGTCGGAAAGGCGACGTCCGGAGTCAAGACCTACTTGTAGAACACAAGTGGACCGGAAAGTTGCAGTTCACCGTTAAGGCGAACGAGCTAGAAAAGATTGTCAAAGAAGCTATTCTTGACGGACGGACTCCGGTCCTAGGATTTCACCTAAACGGTCAAAACTACGTCATGCTAGATGAAGACGACTTTCTGGAACTTCGCCATTACCTCCAGGAGTGCACTTGTACTACGACGAAAACGGACCCGAAGGCTGGCGAAAGCTAGCTAAGTGTCAGAACCACGATCCAGAGCTTTGGTTTCCGCCTAGGGACAAAGACAAATACAAACCAATAGCAGATGTAGCAAAAGGTATTTGCTACGGCCGAGACGGCGAGGGCGAGTGCCCTGCACGGATTGACTGCTTACTATACGCAAACAAAATGGACGAACAGCACGGTATCTGGGGCGGCATGAGCCACCGAGAAAGAAACGCTTTGAAACGAAAAGCCGAGCGCAACGGATACACGTTCGATGAATGGGTTAAGTCAGGAAGAAAATGAAAAAGCAGAAGCCATCCGGAACACTAAAGAAGTTTCTAGATGTTCGTGACAAAGGCACTAAGGTAGTAGGTTCGGTAGAACGCCACCTACTGTCTAAACCAGCCAACAGCGAAGGTCGTAGAACGGATGTAATTCATCCGTCCGAGATGGCTAAAGCAGACTGGTGCCACCGTGCCCAGTA